GAAATCATGTGCCACGGTTCGAGCTATATTCTTCAGAAGGTGTTGCAACTGCTCATCGGTAATGGTTGCCGCCTGGCAGCTCCCGGTGAGTACACGCAACGAGCCTTCTTGGGCGGCAAAATGGACCTAAGCCAGGCCGAAGCCGTGGCCGACCTCATCGCCTCCACCTCTGCCGCCACTCACCGCCTCGCCATGAGCCAAATGCGCGGTGGGTTCAGCAAAGAGCTGGCCTCACTACGCGACCAATTGCTGCACTTCACATCACTCATAGAACTGGAGCTGGACTTCAGCGACCACGAAGAACTGGAATTTGCCGACCGCTCCGAGCTATGTCTCCTAGCAGACGGCATAGAGCAGGTAATTTCCCGTTTAGTACAATCCTTCAGTGTAGGCAATGCCATCAAGAACGGCGTGCCCGTAGCCATCATCGGCGAAACGAACGCTGGTAAATCCACCCTGTTGAATGCACTACTAAACGAGGAACGAGCCATTGTAAGCGACATACACGGGACAACCCGCGATGTGATAGAAGACACAGTCAATCTTGGTGGGATAACTTTCCGATTTATTGATACGGCAGGCATACGCGAAACGAACGACACCATCGAGAACCTAGGAATTGAGCGAACCTTCCAGAAATTGGAGCAGGCGGAAATCGTGCTCTGGATAGTTGATGCCACGAATGCCGTCTCACGGATACCACAACTAACTACCCAGATACTTCCCCGTTGCGAAGGGAAACGGCTCATTCTCGTATTCAACAAGACCGATTTGGTGCAAGATGCCTCAACCATCCCCAACTCCAGTTTCACCGTGGCCGCTACTAATGTGCAATGCATCTCCATCTCTGCCAAAGGACGTACCAACCTCGACAAGCTTCAGCAAATGCTAATCTCTGCCGCTAACCTGCCCACGGTTACCCAAAACGATGTCATTGTCACGAATATACGCCATTACGAGGCTTTGACCCATGCCTTGGAAGCCATCCACCGGGTCCAACAAGGGCTAGCAGAAAATCTATCCGGAGATTTTGTTTCACAAGATATCCGCGAATGTATTTTCCATCTAAGCGATATTGCGGGGGAAGTTACGAACGATATGGTACTTGGGAATATTTTTGAACATTTCTGCATCGGGAAATAAGGTAGTATTATAAACCATAAACATCTATCATATTTAATTAGTAAGGCGTTCATTTTGAGCGCCTTTTCTTTTTGCTATCTACCATATAATAATGGTTTCTAATGGTTTTTCATTCATTTTTTGTGTCGATTTTGTACCGCATGGGCTGATTTGGGTATTTTGCGATTTGCAAGGTAGTAGAGAGATTTCAATATGGTACAATATAGTTCAATATGATACAACTATTTGCGTCCATAATTGGAGTAATAAATATAGTGTTTAACATAAAAAAATGAATGTAAAATGGCAGCAAGCAAAATTAGAATTAAGAAAATCTGCGAATACTGCGGACAAGAATTTTATGCCTTGAAAACATCTACACGCTTTTGTTCAAAATCATGTAATGATAGGGCGTATAAAATGAGACAGAGAGTCAATACTATTAAAAAGGCAGAATCAGAAAATCTAACAGTATCTCAAGAACATACCTTTAGTGTAATTAATCAAAAAGAATATCTTTCAATAAAAGAAGTTGGAATACTTCTAGGAATCACATCAAGAGCAGTATATAATTATATTTATAGTGGACAACTGAAGGCAATAAAATTGAGTACAAGACTTACCATTATACATAAGTCTGACATAGACTCAATGATGAGTTCTACCCCTTATGTAAAACGAAACAGAATCTCTCACACTCCTATTACTGATTTTTATACTACCGCTGAAGTTGCAAGTAAATATGGAGTAAACGAATCGTGGATATTTAAAGTAGGGAAAGAACAAAATATACCCAAAGTTTTCAAAAGAGGAAAAACATACTGGAGTGCTAAGCATTTTGATAAATATTTTGCATCTAAAGCACCGGACTCCAACATTACGGAATGGTATTCAGTAGAAGATCTAACTGAAAAGTTTGGCATGACAACAAGTGCTATATATTCTTTTGTTTCCCGATTTGCTATTCCAAAGAAAAAAATCAAGCGACAAGTATTCTATTCCAAAAAGCATGTAGATATCGCCAAAGGTCTTGCTAAGGCTGAACCAGAATATTATACGACAGCCGAAGCTATGGAAAAATACAATCTCACACGTGACCAATTGTATCACTATGTAAAATGGCATCATATTAGTAAAGTGCAGGATGGAAAATATATCAAGATATCGCGCAAAGAGCTTGATGATCTGCTTGCTCCACCTTCGATTTAATGCTATTTACTGGTTATCCTGTGGTTAACTTTAAAATAACCACATCACCAGGAATACACTTGTTTATTTTGCTATCACCACAATAAGAATTAAACCTGAATATAAATTTTAATACATTATATATTATGAGACAACAAACATGTACTACTGTAACATTAAGACAACGCCCCATAAGAAACGGACGAATCTCTCTTTACTTGGACTACTACCCTGCTGTACGTAATCCTAAAACAATGCAACTGAGCAGACGTGAATATTTAGGATTTTACATTTATGCAACCCCCAAAAATGCAATTGAGCTAGATTACAATAATGAAATCCTAGCTAAAGCCGAACTTATCAGATGCCGCCGGCAAGAGGCCGTAATCAATGAAGAATTTGGATTTATGGATCGACACAAAATGAGAGCCGATTTTATGGCATATTTCAAAGAAGTATGTCGTAAGAAAGATCATAAATGGCATATCGTTTATCTGCACTTTGAGAAATTTGTCAATGGCAAATGTATGTTTGGAGAAATCACTGTTGACCTATGTAACCGCTTCCGAGACTATCTTCTTCATGCAAGGCAACTAAAACATACAGATAAAATGGTTTCCCGTAATTCAGCTGCCAGTTATTTCTCATTATTCCGAGGAGTTTTGAAACTTGCATATAGAGATAAATATTTACGTGAAAATCCCAATGATTTTCTTGAAAAGATAGAAAGTAGGGATATTCATAAAGAGTTTTTAACACAAGATGAATTAAAGACTCTGGCTTCAACTCCATGCGATATACCTGTATTAAGAAATGCATCCCTTTTCTCATGTCTTACCGGATTACGCATCAGTGATATATTGAATCTTAAGTGGGAAAACTTATGCACAGCCCCCGATCTGGGACATTGTATTCGTCTTCGAACGCAAAAGACACAGACAGAAGCCTTACTACCTATCAGTTATGAAGCATATGCACTTTGTGGAGAACCGGGCACAGGTAAAGTGTTCAAAGAACTGCGACGTTGCATGACTGGATATCCTCTTAAAGCATGGATAAAGAAAGCTGGTATTCAAAAACATATAACATTCCACTGCTTGAGACACAACGAATTGTCTTTGCGATTGGAAATGAATAGATTGCAGAAAGTCGTTTCGCAATAGGTAACGATTTAGAAACGAGCGAAGTTCTATATTCTGCCTTGTTCTGCATTATATCAAAAGAACGCGCTTTCGAGTGCAAAGATACAATTTTTTCCGAAAACATTAGATGCGGATACCGCTTATTAGACATCTATTCGAAAAGAGAATTGTATTCTTCATCATTATTCATATGCTCGATTAAAAAATCAACCCATTCTTGAGTATATCCATAATTTTTATTCATTGAGTCATAGACGCAATATTTCGTATTTGTCCGTTCAGGATGCTGGCTACCAGATACTGGTCTAATACCATATTTCTTCCAGCATCTTGTATGTGTATCCATATTGAATTTATCTACTTTTTTCTTACCTTTGGTAATAGTTTTATTCCCTAATGCTTGCTGAACCATTTCAACAACTGTACCTGGTTTAATTTTGTCATCATTCGCAACTGGAATATGCTTTTCTTTTATTAATGCAGCAATTCTTTCTACTTTCTTCTTCTCCTCCTCTGTCATTTTATCAAAAGAAAAGAATTGTATTGGTAACGCATCTTTGGACTTGTGATTCGCTACTTGAATTAAAAAAGCCTTAAAAGCATACTCTCCAGAGTTTAATACTTCGGTGGTTATTGAAGAGCGGTATTGGTTAATGAAAGACACAATACAATCATAATCTTTATTTGCTTTGGTAGCCATACTTAATGTTTCCGAAGATGGAAATAATTGTAAAGCAAAAGATAAAGATTCTCGCAAACAATATTTACTACCAAATTCGGCTTCTACGATTTTGTCAAAGTTCAATAGCATGGATTCACATTCTGCAAAAATATTAGAATCTAACTCTGGTAAGAATTTGTGCTCAATTTTATTTCTTAGTGGTATAAAGAATTCCAAGTTTTTGCGAATAGGGTTATTGCTGTCGACAAAATACTTTGCGACGCACGTTTTTAGTTCCCAATACTGTATCTCTCCGTTTACTTTTTTGTATCTACCATTTTTCTCTTTATAGATAGGCTTCACTTTTTTTCTTAAGAAGATACCATGCAATAAAGAAGTCCATGCGATACACATTAAAACGATATATCCCCCAGACTTAAATTTTACAGCAGGTTTGTTATATGTTTCGATAGCTAATAATGCCGAATCTAATGCCTTATTAAGGCAAGATTTTACTTGTAGTGGCAACCCTTTCATTTTTTAGTTATTTGCAAATGGAATGCTCTGCAGTCCCATAAGATGTTAATATACCTACAAAAATATGAATTTTAATTCAATCAGCCATTAAAATCCCAGTATTATTTCTCCAAAATCACAATTCTATTAGTTGATTTTCAGTTATTATAATGCAAAAATAGGGTACGATTACCACCCAAATAATCACGCAGACAGAAGAAATATACCGCATGATTCGGCATCTATAATACAACAATAAACATTTAGGCGTTCACCTTCAACAAGTGAACGCCTAAAGTTTATCAGCCTACTGCACTCATTTTATCTAATAAGTCTTGATAAGTGGCGACTTGTTGATAACGGACATGAGCATCAGAGATTTCGTTGAATAGCTTGGTTGCGCAGTCAATCTTGGCATTCTCTATTGCTGATAGTTGCATCTTTTGCAGTGTGCCTTTTGTTTCGGCAATGAAGAAAATGTGCTTCACTCCGTCGCGTGTCATGGCGATGGCCCAGTCAGGGGCATAACTGCCTACGGGTGTCGGTATCTGAAATGCTCGCGGCAACTTGGCGTAGACTGCCACCTCGTTGCTCTCGTCGAGGTCGTGGGCGAAGTTTCGCTCTCCCTCCGAGTCGGCAACCACATAGTCGGTAATGTGTTTCTTCGCCTCGTATGCTTTGGAGAACTCTGCCTTGCTTGCTGTGGTGAAGATGTCCGAATCAAATACACCGTCGGTCATATTGTAGTGTATATGCTCTACAATCATCGTGGCCTTTTGCTCGCGTATGATGTTCACGACCTTGCGGATAAATTCTTCGGGATTGTTCTTATAGAGTGCCATCTTTGCCGGACGCAGACCACGGAGAATTGCGGCAACACTGCGGCGTGTGAGGTTAGCACCCTTGGCAATCTCACCGATAAGGTCATACTTCACAGTCGTGGTGCTTACGTCGGTCAGCTCGTTTGATGATGAGCGAGTGTCGCCGAACAGCGTTGCATCTTCTCCGTCCTGAACGCCAACAACCTTTATATAGCGCAAACGGCGCACTTCCAGTTCGTCGGTATTGCAATGCTTAACGGCGTTGTCAATAAGCTCCTGTGAATCGTAGCTGACGGTGTAGACATACTGATGGTTGATTTCTTTCCATAATGCCTGAAACTCCTTTTTCGAGAAATTGGAGTTGAGCGATTGTGGCGGAATCTTTGTGTCGTTGCCGTTCTCTGTCAACTTCTTCAGCAATGACGGGTCGTAGATTGACTGTATCAGTAGGGTTACGCCCTCGGCTATTGGCTGAAGTTTGGTACCGTAAGGAGCAAGGGCTTCGGCAGCGACATCAGCATGATATTTTGGGGTGATGTTGCCATCGCTGTCGATATAATCGTTGTCTTCGAGGTACACCATGATGTGCGATGCCTCGCGGTCGTCGATGGTGTGAGGCTGACCGCCCACGGTGACAGTCTTACCCTCGAAGTAGTCGGACGATGCCTTGACGGCACGCTCGCGCAACGCCTCTTTGGTTTCCTTTTGGAGAGCCGAGGAGAAGTCGGCATAGCTCTCGTTGGCAATGACCGTGAGGATATTGACATCGTGAACGGCCTCGCCGAGCAATTCCTTGTCCTGACGCACGCCGTTGCGGTCTACACAGATACGCAGACCGCGCCCCACTTCCTGACGCTTGGCGGTGCCGGAGTTGCTGTGGCGCAGAGTACAGATTTGAAACACATTCGGGTTGTCCCAACCCTCACGCAATGCGGAGTGTGAGAAGATGAAGCGTGTCGGTTCATCGAAACTCAGCAGACGCTCCTTGTCTTTGAGGATTAACTCATAGTCGCTTGGTTCTTCCGATACATCGCTACCGCGCTTGGTCTTGCTGTCTACCATGTGCCCTTTCTTGTCTATGGAGAAATAGCCTCGGTGTGTCTGATAGGGATAGAAGCGGCGCAGGTATTCATTGTAATCTTCATCGAAGAGGTGGAACTCATCATTGACAAGCCGGGCGTATTCTTCCTCGAATATCTGTTGGAAGATGCCCTTTACCTCGTTGCCGTCGCTGTCATAACTGCGGTATTTCGCCACCTCGTCAATGAAGAACAGCGAGAGGCACTTGATGCCGAGTTTGAATAGTTTGCGCTCGCGTTCGAAGTGCGCCTTGATGGTTTCGCGAATCTGAACGCGCTGCAGATGCAGTTCGTTGGAGTCGCCGACCAATTCACCTTTGCGGATGATCTTGCCGTTAGTGAAGGTGACATAACCGACAGGCTGTGCATCATTGCCGGGGAAAATCTCGGAGATTGTGAAGTCGCGGTATTCGAGCAGTTCGTTTGACTCGATATAAAGCGAGTCGCCCACGCCCAAGGTCTTGACCTGACGACGTGGTTCACCGGCAGCGTTCTTCACCTCGATTTCGATGCGAGCCATTGGCGGTTTGCTGTGGCTCAGCACGATATTGTCAAGGTACATATAGCCGCTTGTCCCGCGCAGGTTCTTGATTTCAAAACCGATAACGCGGATGCGTTTGACGAGTTTTTGCTGATAAGCATCGAGAGCGTCGAGGGCATATACCGTGTCATTGTGTTTCTTGTGTGTTGCCGAGTAGTTAAGTACGAACAACGGCTTGAAGCGTTTGAGAGCCGTCTGTGTAGCATCGCCGCCCATCTTCTGCGGCTCGTCCATGATGATGATTGGACGGTTGGCCGCTATCACGTCGATAGGACGGCGCGAGGCGAACTCGTCGCGCTTGGTGTAGATGATGCGGCTCTCCTTGCTGCGCCCTCCCTCTTTCATCGAGGCGGCAAAAGCCTGAGTATTGATAATCATAACACTCAGTCCGGCATCGTGCGAGAATGCATCGAGTTCGTTCAGTCGCGAGCTGTTGTAGACAAACCACCGGGCTTTCTTGCCGTAATGCTCCATGAAGTGGCCTTCGAGCATACGGAAACTCTTGGCTACACCCTCACGGATGGCTATACTCGGCACTACGATGATAAACTTCGACCAACCGTAGCGTTTGTTGAGTTCAAACATCGTTTTGATGTAGACATAAGTCTTGCCGGTGCCGGTTTCCATCTCCACATCGAGGCTCACCGCTCCGAGTCCGTCGGTGGCGGCAAGAGCCTTAGAGAGAGGCACTCCCGAGCGTGTCTGCACGGCGTGGAGGTTTTCGAGTAGCCTTGCGCCGTCAAGTTCTACATCGGAGTTGCGGTAGCCGTCATCTTCACCGTCGGTTTTGAGATCGAGAGTACCCTCCTTACGCTTACCCAAGTCGCGGCGATACTGCGTATTGGCGCGGTTCGGCTGTCCGAGGAAGATGTCAGCGGTGTTCTGCACCGCATCCGTCTGATATTGTTGTATCTTGAATTTGAATTTCATAGCGGTTACAGATTACAAAATACGGCGGATGGTGTCTGGTGAATAATGCTTGAAGATTTGCTCGAAGTTGTCGAGAACGTTGTCGTTCTCGGCAGATGCATCGCGCATCACGAAGTAGATAGGGCGCAGCTTGGCTATCTCGGTGATAGTGGACTCGTTCACGTCGGTGTCGAATGTGGCGATAAGTTGGTCGCCATTTACCATAAACACTTTCTTGCCGTGAACTTCCTTTTCCTCGATGCGAGCCGACAACTCGATATTGAGTTCAGGGAGGACTTGGAAAAGCAAGTCGAGCGGAGTGCGGTCGGGCTTGACGTTGTCAACCGAGTTGAACAGAGTCTGCTCGGTCAGGTCGTCGGGCGTATAGTAAACGTCTTCCATATTCGACGAGTCAAGTTTCAGCACGCGGAAGCCGATGTCGAGGTCTTGACCTTGCAGACCGGCTTCTTCCTTGACTTTTTTTCCGGCACGGCGAATGCGCTCTTTGCCGATTTCGCAGATGTTCGCGTAACCGGCTTTACGTGCTTCGCTCTTTTCGTCTGTCACTTCCGGCAACTGCACCATGATAAATTTGCGATGCCCGCCGTCTTCTGCGTTGAGCTTCATAACAGCGTGGGCAGTGGTTGCAGAGCCACTGAAGAAGTCAAGGATGATACTATCAGATTCTGCTCCTATAGTAATAATTTTTGCAAGAACGCCAATTGGCTTAGGAAAATCAAAAACCTTATCAGAATCAAAAATTGTTCTTATATCTCTTGTAGCTTTTTTATTCCCCTCAACATCAGTCCAAAGATTTCCAGGCGCTTTAATACGGTTTTCAAGATAAAACTTTTGATATGGCACCCATTTTTCCTCTCGATTTTGTTTCCACTCGATTAGCCCATTTGCTTCTAATTCCTTATATTTAGGTTCACCACATATCCATCGGCTATCATAACCAGTTGGACCTTTTGGAAAAACTATTGTACCATCCGGCGCTTTAAGACCATAATACATCGTAGGGCGGTCTTCACGACGGTCTTCGCCGCCTGTTCTTCTTAATGAACGAGTTAAATATCTACCTTTGTTATCAGTTTGGTCGTAAATAGCAGAATCGTCTTCTGACATTGGTAAACCATTGATAGTGGCGAATTGTGATTTTTTTGAATATACAAGTATGTAGTCTAATTCGTTAACAAGTCCATCAAAACCGCCTCCTGTGGGAGTACCCGTAGACCTTGTTATGCAGGTAAGGAAATTACTTTCCCCGAACACTTCGTTACATATCTTCTTAAGATTCTCAACCTCGTTGTCGTCAATCGAGATAAAGATAACGCCATCGTCAGAAAGCAATTCACGAGCGACTTTCAAACGAGGATAAATCATATTTAGCCAGTCGGTGTGGAATCGGCCATTGGCTTCGGTATTGCGTTGCATCGGGTCGAGCATTTGGTTGCCCTCGGCATCAAATGCTCCGTTTCCGGCTTCGTATTCATCACGACCTTGTGCGAAGTCATCGTTATATACGAAGTCGTTGCCGGTATTATACGGTGGGTCAATATAAATCATCTTGACTGCACCGAGATAATTTTCGCGCAGGATTTTGAGGACTTCGAGGTTGTCGCCCTCAATGTAGAGGTTCTGAGTATTGTCGAAGTTGACCGACTCCTCAGGACAAGGGCGCAGGGTCATAGTGGTAGGTGTATTCGCCAAACGTCCCGAAGCTTTTTTGTCGGGCCACGTGAACTGGTATCTTTCTTCGCCCGATTCGAGAGCATCGGCACTCAGCTCTTCACGCAGCTTGTCGAAGTCGACAGCAAGCTCCGGGTGCCCGTCTTTGCCGATGCGCTCAGTGACGCACTGCGGAAACAATGTAGCAATCTTCGCCACATTACCCACCGTAGCGTCAGGACTTTGCATTTTCATTTTTTCCATGTATGAAATTCTTTATGTATTCAAAATCGTTATTGTAGTTGTATATTTCAGTCGATTGGCAAGAGAGAAAATTATGAAAAGCTTCATGCGAAAAATCAGATATTTCCATAAAAAGATTATTCATAAATGAATGTTCTTTGTAGTCAGAAATAATCAATAGTAAGTCAGGGAAAAGAGGAAAATTAACGACTATCCCCTTTTTGTTCAAAGTCATAGGACAACCTAACATTGGATTATATATTACGATAGGATTATCTGACGTACAAATATTCTTTTGTGGTGCATAACCAAAAAGCCAGTTCATAGAACATAGATGTTGAGAAATTTCATCTAACAACGTATCATTCAAGAATAAAGTCTCGGCATGAATGAGTGCGTCATTAAATTGTAAATTGAGTTTTTGTTGACTCAAAGATGGATTATTCTCAACTTTTGCAACAAGATGCTTAGTAATTTCAATAGTTTTATCATAAAATTGATGCGCAAATGATACTATTCTTTCTCGTTGCCAAGGAAGTCTATAATGTTGCCAAGGAAGTCTATAATACTGAATCGCGATTTGTTTGGCAAAAATTGCTTTCTCGTCATCATAGATTGGAAAATATGATGCAGTTTCGGCTATACATTTTTCTTTCCGTGTAAATAATTCTTTTAGTAGAATACCGTACTTTGACTCGATTTCTTTAGCCAATATATCAACTTCTAACGAAAGTGTATTAACTGCTGCTTTATCTGTAATAAAGTTTTCGGGTATTTTGTAAAAATACGGAAGCTGACAAGCATCTTCAACAGAAGTATGCTTTTGTATGTTTCTTTTTACATCATAGGCATACAAAAAGAACTCTTTTGAATTCTTTTTACGTTTATGGTACCCAAAATAATTAAGGTAACATTGAGGTACGTAATGTTGTTTCTGATGTTCTTCTCCTTTACTCATTCCAATTCCCCTTTCAATTTCTGAATTTGTTTGAACAGTTCATTTTTGCGGCGCGGCTGACGCTCGGCTCTCATTTGGCGGTCGAGGCGGTCAATCTGCGCTTGCAGTTTGGCTTGCTCCTCGTTGACCTTGATTTGTTCGTTGAGCGACTTGTCAGACTCAACGACAAATTCACCGAGTGTGCAAATGATGTTTTGCCACGCGGCATCGAGATCAAGACCGTTGAGCGGTAGAGAGGCTTCGGTCACGTCGATGCGCTCCGACGTAAAAAGGTGTGAGTGCCAAACGGCAAGCTGCACCTTTTCCTCAAAGGTCATCGCCCACACGATGTGTTGCGGAATAGACTTGACAAGGCGAAGCAGATTGTCGTTGGAGATGGTTGGCTGTTTCAGCGCAACCTCCACGACAAAGATTTCCTTAACATCGTTGCCCGCAGCCATGGCCGGCATAGTCTTAGGTGCAATCCAGTTGACGAAGTCGAGATGCGACACCTCGGCATCGAACGCATCGCGCCACACCGGTTTCCAATCAAGCTGACGATAGAGTTGCGCCTTGGGCAAGCTGCGCTTTACTTCTGTGGACTGCGGCAGACCTAACATATCACCTCACAATTAAGAAACAGATTAACTCGAAGTCGTCAAGACCTGTGACCTCATTACCGAAAAGCGAACCTGAATCGCCTTCAAGGAAGGAGAACAGGTCGGTTTGCTCTTTCGTCTTGATAAGCGAGGCGATGGCGTCGCCGAGCAGTCGGGAGTAAGTGCCCATGTGTCGTCCGTCGCGTGTTTCGCCATTGAACTGACGGCAAAGGTCGAGCAATGGCTCTGACTTGCCCCGGCACAGGTGGCGCAGACGGTCGAGCAAATCTTTCGGGTTAAGATGGTCTACAACAACCTCGCTGTCTTGCGAGATATAGACCATATAGAACGGATGCAGACGGTTCTTGCGGTCGATGTTGATGTCGTTGCTTCGGTTCTTCAGCACGAAAACAACGCCTTTTGGTGCGCCATCCTCGGCAGGTATGAGAGCGTGAAGCCCCATCGGGGTATGCTCGATGTCGTGTCCCAGTTTCATATAGTCCATGAGGTCGAGGCGGAACTCGTTTAAGCCCAAGTCCATGATTGAGACACCGCTGTTCATTTCTTCGAGGTCAACGACTTCTTTTTGCAGTCGTTGCAGTTGGTCGCGGCGATATTTGAGGTCGCCCTGCTCCTCGACAGAAATAGGGTTGTCGTCGCCGGTGGCGGTGAGAACCGACACTTTCATACGTGCCTCGACGCGCCCTTTGAGATTGATGTAGTCGTCCAAGTCCATATCGGGCCAGTAGTTGACGAGTTGGATAACCTTGTTGCGCGAGCCTATACGGTCTATACGACCGAAACGCTGAATAATCCTGACAGGATTCCAGTGTATATCGTAGTTGATGAGGAAGTCGCAGTCCTGAAGGTTCTGACCTTCGGAGATGCAGTCTGTGGCAAACAGCACATCTATTTTCTCGGCAATGTTCGGATATATAGCCGCTTTCTCTTTGGAGATGGGCGAGAACAACGTAAGGACTTTGTTGAAGTCGAGCTTCTCACGGAGCTTCACGGTGGAGCGAGCTTCCACATCGCCCGTAATAAGGGCGGAGTGAAGCCCGGTGTGTTCCTTGATAAGCGGTGCTATATTCTCGTAGAGATATAGAGCCGTGTCGGAGAAAGCGGTGAATATGATAATTTTCTTGTTGTCGCCGTTAATAGGATGCTCAAACTTCGAGCGAATTTCCTCAATGAGCATCTGAAGTTTGCTGTCATGCTCCGGCGTGATGTCGGCGAGCATAAAGAGCAGCATGTTCAGGTTTTCAAGGTCTTTGGCAAGATAACTGCGCCACTGGATATAATCCATGTCGGCAAGGTCGATTTTCGTTTTCTTGCCGCCGATGAACACAGAATCTTCGCGCTCGTCGAAGTCAAGGCCGCCTTCAAACTTAAAGTCGTCCACATCAGCATGGGTGCCGTCGAAGCTGTCGATGGAGTTAATGGTCGCTTCGATAAAGTCCTTGATGCGGTTGAGCGTCAGGCGGAAAGAGTTTACCGAACTCTCCAAACGTTTGAGCAGGTTAATGCTCATAAGTTTGCGGATGCCACGCTCACGACCTTTGCGCGAAAGGTTGCTCACCGAGCCGTCAGCCTTGACAGTCATATATTTTTCGAGTCGCGACTCCAAGATAAAGTCGGATGGTGTGTATATGGCGAGGTTCAGTTCTGAAACCGACACATAGATGTCGTTGAAATTTACGGCAGTCGGCAAGTCGGTGAGTTTGGGACGGCGCGAGATTGGCTTCAATCTCGTGGGGAACTCGCCGATGTCGGTAGTATCGTAGTATTGTTGAATATGCTTTCGGCTTCGGGCTATGGTGACGCTGTCGAGCACCTCGAAAAAGTCGAAACTGAGGCTGTCAAGCAACGCCTTTGTGGTGCGCTCATTTTCGGGGAGTTTCGACCAACGGTTGAACGCAGTCTGTGCATCGCGGAAGATGTGATCAATCGGAGCGGAGGTGTTGAGCAATTCATCGAAACGCTCGGCATCCCCCTCGTAGGCGAGTTGAAGTTGGTTGCGCAGGTCGTTGAAGCGGTTGTTGACCGGCGTAGCCGACAACATCAGCACTTTGGTCTTGACCCCTGCACGGATAACCTTGTTCATCAACTGCAAGTAGCGGTTCTCACGCGGATTCTCGTCGTTCTCGTCGGTGGTGACTTTACCTCCGTTGCGGAAGTTATGGCTTTCGTCAATCACGACAAGGTCGTAATTGCCCCAGTTGATGTGTTCGAGGTCGAGACCGTTGCTCGTGCCGGACGTACGCGAGAGGTCGGTATGATAGAGAATATCATAGCGTAGACGGTCGGCAACAAGTGAATTGTTGAGGTAGTTACTGCGATATGTAACCCAGTTGTCGTGCAGCTTCTTCGGGCATAGTACGAGGACAGACTTGTTGCGGTTCTCGTAATACTTTATGACCGAAAGCGCGGTGTAAGTCTTGCCGAGACCTACAGAGTCGGCAAGGATGCAGCCGTTGTATTTTTCCAACTTATTGATGATTGCGAGAGCCGCATCGCGTTGGAAATTGTAGAGTTTGTTCCAGATAACGCTCGACTTGAAGCCAGTGGCTTCATTCGGCAGTACGTCTTCCGAAATATCTTCGAGAAATTCGCTGAAGATATTGTAGAGCGTCACGAAATAGATAAACTCCGGCGAGTTCTCCTTATAAGCGTTGGAGATGCTGTCTAACACCTTTTCTGTCACCACTTGCATCTTGGCGTTGTCGTTCCATACTTGGTTGAACAAGGTCAAGTATTGTTCGGAATAAGGCGCCTGAAATTTGTTGATCATCGTATAGGCATTGTCGCCACGCTCGCACCCCAACTCTACGGTAGTAAATCCAGTTATGGGCATATAAGCCTTTTCATCGACAACGGCAAAGCCCATCATGTGCTCTCCCGTCTGATTTGACTTGAAGCAGGCTTTCTTGCGAATCCACTCGGCGCACTCCTTGGCAACGGCCTTTTGGGAAAGTTCGTTGCGGAGCTTGATTTCAAACTCAGAACCATACAGATTACGCTCTCTGTTCAGACGAGGAATGTAGAACTCACGCTTCTGTTTATCTGCTTTCTCAGTGACAAAAGTTGGAGAAGTGAAGATAAACCGAAGCTCATCAACATCTTTCAACTGTGCTTTCAGTTCCTCAAAGGCATAGATGGAAAAACATGAAGCAGCAATGGCGACTTTTCCACCACTGCGCAACTCCATTGCCCAATCGTTTTTTAGTGTCTTGTTTATGTTATCTATGAGTTCCATCTGCCATTTTCCGTGTTGTCTCTTGTTAAGAGTGCCTGCAATGTTGATATTCAATGTTTTGAGCTGGATTATGCAAAACAAATAGGCTGTCAGCTGATGATATTTAGTGCTTTATCACCTGAAAGACAGCCTATTTTTCATAAAAATGTGTACCTTTGCATTGGATATAGTATCTCTTAACAAGAGATATTCTGTTTTGCTAAACGGCACTTGCTTTATAACAACTCTCTTAATATCTGTGTGTTCGCCTTATCCACGACGGAGTTATCCAGCGATGCCAGATAGATTTGCGTTGTCATTTCCGAATCATGCCCCATACCTTCGCTGATAATCGAGATGGGAATGTTCTTGCTTTTGGCTATGCTTGCCCACGAATGACGGGCCACATACAGTGTTAATGGAATGGATAGACCTGCTAACTTGGCAATCTCTTTCAAATTCTTGTTTGTACGGTAAAGTGCATTCTTGTACTGGCTACGGCTGTCGTATGGGTATTTTAGAATCGGAAGCAAGTAAGGACTGCCGTTATCAGCTTTGTGTTTGTCTGCTATCTCCTGCATACACTTCTCCCATTTGATGAATAGTTGCTGCCCGGTCTTGTGTCTTCGATAAGATAATATACCGTTTTGAAGGTCTTTCTTCTTTAGATAGGCCATATCAATGAATGACATTCCACGGGTATAGAAGGAGAAGAGGAACATATCACGGGCGAAATCCAATGCCGGATGCAAGGACAAATCAAGGTTCTTGATTTTCTTGATTGCCTTTAATGGGATTGCACGTTTGACGGTCTTGTCAACTCCCGTATAAACATGTTTGAACGGATTGCGGTTGCTCGTCAGTTCCTTTTCCACGGCACGGTTATAGACAGCCCGCAATATCCGCATATAGAACGAGCTGCTGTTCTTCGTTATCCCTTTGCCATGTAGCCACGCCTCGTACATCAGCATCAGGTCCGAGTCGATTTCATCCAGAAGTACATCCTTGTTCTCCCGGAATTGCATGAAACTTCTGAGCGTAGCGTAGTAGGTTTCGGATGTGCGATGCTTGCCCATCTGCTTGAGCCGGGCAATAATACCATTCATGAAATTGAACAGCGTTTGTTCGTTGGCAGACTCTTGAAAGGCGGAAATAATATCATCAGCGGTGTAGTTTTTCTGCTTATTTCCCCAATGGCTGACGATATTTCCCAATCGCTTGACATCCCAATTTATCCGTTCTTTAATGGATTGAAGATACCCGTTCCGCTCGTTGTTGGCGAGAATTATGGTAGCATTTTCTTCGTTCCACTCATCTGCATAGATACGGTAATCCGTCTTTAGCTGACGGATTACGCGCTTATGGATGACTTGGTAATAGATTGTCCCTTCCCTGCCAGCAGCTGTAGAAGGTCTGAACTTCACCTTGATTGAGGTCATACAATCAAACTCGGTTTATTTGCTCCCACTTGGCATACATCTCCCTCGAAAGTTCCACAATCTCTCGGCTCAACTTCACAAGGTCAATGGTCTGCTTTTCCAACTTGTAGAGCAACGCCATCGCCTTCTTCTCCGAAAAGTGGCAACGTAGCTCATTCACGACTTGATTGTAGTTCGTTCCTATGCCTCGGAACTGGGCGTGGAAGTCGGACAGTTTGGTGCAGTATTCCAGCATTACCTTGTCCACCTTCAGCACCTTGAACTTCTGCCCGAAGAAGTGTGCCTTGAGGAAGACGGCTTTAGCGTACACCTGTGATTCCTCATACATCGTGAGGAACTTGTTCCACTCTACATCATCGAAGCGCACCATCACGCAGTGCGTCTTCGGGTTCATTGCGGGATTCCTCCCGTACTTGCTGTTCTTTTTCATGTTGTCTTCTTATTTTAGTTTAATGATTCTTTCTTTGTCTAATCTCTGATTAAATAACTTGGAAATTATCCGACTGCGGAGGATAATTCTGCCCACGGCGGTGCAAGGATTTTCAGTTACCGGGAAAGCCCGGAGTAACTGAAAATATATCTTGCTGTGTCTTTGAAGACACGAAAATCCTCCGCTTGTCGGATTGGTTTATGAGAATAATGGCTCATCTGGTGTATAGGTCTAACCGATGAAGTGTAGCCACTGACTTCATCGGTTAGACCGAAATTCTCTCAGAGTTTGCGCCACTGCTCGATGTCTTCCCGATAGGTTTCAAGGTGCAGACGGGTGAGGATCTCGATAAGCCCTGATGCACTCATGCCGCGTCTTCCGAGACGGCGGACAATCTCGTCCAATTCGTCACGCACCTTTTCGCTAACGAACACGGGCTTTCGGTTGATAATCTTCGGAACTTGAAGATAGGTTGTGCGGTACTCTTCCAGCGACAACTTGCGCTGCTTGCTGCTGATGCGCTTCTGCGGCGTGATAGTCTCTTCCGATGTCATGACTTCTTCAGGTGCGATGACCTCTCCCGGCTTTTCTGTGGCGGTGGCTTCAGATTCCTTTGCGGCCGTTCCTCCGGGTTGTGCCAGTTCTTCCGGATTCAGACCGAGGTTCCTGTAGAAGTCGTCCATAGACTTCTCACTGCGGGACTCTCTGCGCCCCATTCTGTCCACGATTTCACGAGCCTGCTGCTCACTGATGTTTGGTTCTCTTGTCATTGCCATAAAACAAATTATTTAAGTTATTAACTGTGGTCTTGGTGTTCACCTTGACCGATTATCGGGAGCAAAGTAAGATGCTTTAGTGCAGTCAGTCAAGCACTTGGATTCGATTAGGCAATTTTGTGTGGATTTGCTTTATGGCAATAAAAACAATGGTGTAAACTTCGCTGATTTGCAGGACACAGGGAGTAGAAAAATCAAAGTCTCATTTACGGGCGAACTTGAATGAAGGGCCTATTGAGATTGGGCTACCATCTTAAATGTGGAAGTTTAGATGAAACAGAAAGCCTACCTATAAGGCTTATCCTGGCCAAGCCATACCATACCGGTGCCAAAGGCTGCCAGTTCTGAAAAAAGCATTGCCGGATGGCGGATTATCCATTCCTTTGCGGCAAAAGGAACAACAAAAGCACTGAATTATGGAAATAGTATCAATCGAGAAAAGAACCTTTGAGGCAATGGTCGCCAAGTTCGACCGGTTCGTCCGCCGCATGGATGCCATCGGCCATCGGCACGGCGAAAAGACAATGAGTGAGTGGATGGACAATCAGGATGTGTGCCGGATGCTGAACATCAGTCCGCGTACCTTGCAGACGCTGCGGGACAACGGCACACTTGCCTTCTCACAAATCAACCACAAGACGTATTACCGTCCCGAGGACGTGAAGCGCATCGTGAGCCATGTGGAGGACAGGAGAAAGGAAGCACGGTTCAAAGGACGGACAATATAAACAATAAACAAAGTAGAAAAACAATACCCACTAAATCCAACGTAATATGAATGAACTGATGACCAAAGACAACGAGTGGATTCTCCACTTCATGGGCAGCCTTGACCGACTGTTGGACAACTATGAGCGCATGACCGCTGACTATCGTCCAACATTGGGCGGAGAGCGTTTTTTCACCGACAAGGAAGTGTCAGCACGATTGAAGGTGAGCCGACGTACACTCCAAGACTACCGCAACGAGGGACGGATACCTTACATCCAGTTAGGCGGCAAGATTCTCTATCGCGAGTCGGACATAGAGAAGATGCTGCTTGACGGCTACCGCTCCGCCTACCGACAGACCGCCATCTGATTTCCTTGAAGGAGCGCAGTTTGCCGTCTGCCCAATAAATTGCGAGAGCAATAGACACGTCACCAAAAAGAAAAAGGAACGGCTTACGGATGAAGCATCAATGCTACGCTTCGTCTGTAAGCCGTTCCTTTCTTTTGATTTCCCGTCAGTCGCTTGTTTCCGTTGCCGGGTGCCCCACAAGCGTATGGTCGGCAGGGACAAGGTTTTCGGGCTGAATACGCTTCGCAGGAGGAAGATTCTGCCCGAAACGGCTTTGCCGCCTGACCTTGCCTCTGCCATCAAACCATACGCTACCTTTGCATCCGAGCATCGGAAACAAGTGTCTGACGGGATGAACTCAATTATACCATCGGTTAGTTCCTTTGCCACAAGAGACAAACAACGAAATCTTGCCAACACTCAGTTTACTGATTACATATCGTCTGAACAGCATACTCTCCTTACTGCGTATTCTGAATACAATGGCTATAACCATTTCAAGGCTGTAAACATCATAACTGATTCCATCGGCTTGCTTGACATACTGCATCGTGTCCGCCTCGTTCAGTTCCTTGTTCTTGTAGATGGAATGTATCGCCTTGCGAACATCGCACGAGAACACTCCGAACAAGTCGGCTATCTCGAATTGCGTCATCCATACGGGTGCAGTGGGCATACTCACCACACCGCTTTCGCTGATTGTTATTATTCCTCTGTTCATAATTGATACTGTAATTTGATGTTGTTCGTCTTTTCACTGTTTGGTTGTGTCTTTCTTTTCTCCATAAGTTTGTCCATATCTTCCGAGATTTTATCATCGGTCACCCTGGCATAGCCCTGCGTGGTCTTGATATTCGTGTGCCCCATCATCTTGCTGATGCTTTCAATCGGAACACCTGCCGACAGAGCCAATGTTCCGAATGAGTGGCGGCTCGCATGATAGCTGAGATTCTCCTTTACACCTGCCAATATGCCTATCTCGTGAATGCAGTACCAAAGGCTGTCACGATTGGGTAAAGGGAATACGGGTTCTTCGTCATTGGTGGTGTTATGCAGGGACAGTATCTGCTCCGCTACCGGATGCAGTGGCACGAAGGATTCCACATCGGTTTTCTTCCTGTTAATACGGATGTAACGTCTTCCCTCTGCGGTTGTTCCGATATGCGAGGGATAAAGCCGCTTTACATCTACATACGACAACCCGGTGAAGGCGGAAAAAATGAATATCCTCCGGGTAAGCTCTTGCCGTTTCTCCGGCATGGGCTGTTCCATTATCCTCTGTAGTTCGGCTCTGCTGATATGCTTCAACTTGTTGTCCGGCTTTTTCTCGTATGATACATCAGCAAGGGGATTGAAGCGGATGATTTCTCTATCCACGGCAATGTAGATTAGTCTGTTCAGCCAAGTAAGGCAATGGTTGATATGGCTTGCGCCACAGCCTTTGGTCTTCAGATAGAGTTTGTAGCCCCAGCCGAAATCCTCGGTGATGTCCTCGAAGGCAATGTCACGCATACCTAATGACAAGAGGTATTCATGCAGATAGGCTTGTGAGGACTTGGACTGACGGTAGGACGATGTGGAGTCTATCACTTCCGAACGGATCCGTAACCGTTCACGCTCTTCCTCTCCTGTTTTCATGAGTGTGGTGGGTACAGTTGCCACGCAGGTAATCTCATTTTTCAGCATTTCTGCCGTAACCAAGCCCGTCCCCTTCAACATCTTCTCGTAAGATGTTTCTATTTGGGTTCGTAGTGCGATAAGAAGATTGTTTGTCCTTGTTTCTTTGACCTCTCCGCTTTTCGTGTTCCAGTTATCCGGATTGCAGTAATAGCCCGTTGAGAATACGCTCTTCTTGCCGTCAATGGTGATACGGCACAGGATGGCGGTTGTGCCATCCGCCTTGACTTTCCCACGGTTGATATAGTATAAAATTGAGAATGTGCTTCGCATAATTGAACAGTATTTAGTGATTAGAGAATGAGTTTTAAGTCTTTTGTGGCCTCGATGTATTTGTCCATGTCCTCAAAGAGCTTCTTCGGGGTCACGCGGGCATATACTTGGGTGGTTCTTATATCGGAATGTCCCAGCATCTTGCTGACGGTTTCAATGGGTACTCCGTTTTCGAGTGTCATCAGGGTTGAGAACGAGTGCCGCCCCATGTGATAGGACAAACGTCCCTTGATTCCAGCTTTCATCTTGATGCTTGTCAGACACCATTTCAAGGCTTGGTACTGGATTACGGGAAACAGTGTGGCCCGTGTGTCGTCCTTGTATTTTTCAATGAGGGCTATTGCTTCCGGCAACAATTTGACACGGCTGAGCTGCCCGTTCTTGCCTCTGCGGTATTTCAGCCACAGCGCACCATAGTCATCCCGTGATAAGTTGTCGGGAGTGATGGCCACCACATCCACATACGAAGTCCCGGTATAGCAGGCGAAAAGAAACATATCACGGACAATGGAGTGTACGAGACGGCATCCTTGAAGATTCACATCACGGATTTTCTCAAAATCCTCCCGGCTCAATGCCTTTGGTGGCGTTTCCTTCTGCTTGGGCAGTGGGTAATGCTCGAAATAGAACTTGTCCGCGTGTCCTTCCTTGAATGCCATACGACAAATCTTCTTCAATATGGCCAGATAGTGGCGCACGGTCTGAACACCCAAGCCTTTCTCGATTACAATGAACTCCTGAAACTCCCGGATGAATTGCTCGTTAAGCTGGCAAAAGGCAAGGTCGGAAACCTTGAACCTGTCACAGATGAACTCACCAAGACGGCGGCGGGTATAGATATAGGTCGGTGGAGTGCGATGGGATACATCTATACCGACACGGGCTTTGATTTCCTCGATGTGTCTGTCAAAGAGGGCCAACAAGGTCATTTGTATGTCCTTGCTGCCTTGGAATACATTCTTGACCGCAGTCGCATCGAAATCGGTCTTACGCTCCATGAGAGAGTTAAAGGCTGTGTTCACCGCCAACAGCAGTTTCTCGATTTTTGCATTGACCTCCACTGCCTCCCTGCTCTTTCCATTCAGACGGCTTTCACGGGGATTCCACAGCTCGGGAGTGCAGGAAAGTTTGCAACTGAACTGCGCCATCGTGCGGTTCACGGTTATTCTTCCCATTATCGGGGCTTTGCCCGACTTGTCCAGTCCGCTCCTTTTGAGGTAGAGCAACACCTTGAATTTTTCTACTTTCATACGCTTATATTTTTAGGTGCAAAGTTACTTGCCATATAAGCGTTCCTCGATATGCAAAATGCTGTGGATGAGCGCAAACAAAACGGTGAGGATTTCTTCTCGTTGCTTCCAGTTATCTATTCCTGTTCGGTAACTGCCCGGCTAACGATTTGGTAACCGAATAACCTCATTATTCCGCAATCATTTGCTTTTTCACCACTTGGCAAAACACAGAAACTATGCTCATTTCAAACGACTTACGTTTTATCTTCACCTGCCTGCTTTTCCTTGCTTAACCATTCACTTTCCACTGCGGCCGGCACACGTTCGCCACGACCACCACGCTGTCAAAGGGCGTACCCATTGAAACGGTGTCCAAGATGCTGGGACAC